CGATCCCCGCATCGACAAGTCGATCCCCTGGCAAGAATCGGCGCCCTGCCGCGAGAACCCCGACACGTTCTATCCCGAGGACGTGGGCCGGACAAAGCAGCCGCCGATCATCAAGGCTGCTGTGGCGATCTGTCGTGAGTGCCCGTTCCAGCGCGAGTGCCTGACCGAGGCCGTCGAGACCGAGCGGAGTAAGCGCGGGATCATCGACAACACTGCCGGCATCCGCGCAGGCATCACGGCCGACATGCGCCGTGACGTATACCGCGTCGCACGGTCACGCGATGAGGCGCTGGCAATGCTCATAGACGCGAGGGAATCGCCATGAAATCGATGCCCAAAAAGCGCCTACTGCTCGACCTTCAAACCCCGCACGGACGATTCGCGCGGGGTCTTTTATTGCCCGGAATCGGCCTCGGAAATGGGCTGACCCGAATTCACTATCTCCCCGGCCATTATGACGATGTGCCGGACTTTGCATTGGAGGATGCATGACAAACACAATCACAGTCTCAGGGAATCTGGGGCGAACGGCTGAGCTGAGATTCACGCCGAACGGCCATCCGGTGCTTGAACTTGCCGTGCCTGACCAGCCGCGACGCAAGAACCGCGAGGCCGGCAAGTGGGAGGACGACGGCGATGTCACCTGGTATCGCGCCTCACTCTGGGGGCAAATGGCCGAGGTGATAGCCAATGCGAATATCGCAGTGAAAGGCGCACCGGTTACTGTCACCGGCGTTTTGCGTCCCAGGGAATACGAGAAAGATGGGCAAACGAAAACCAGTCTCGATATTCGCGTGGACACCGTGAAGATCGACGCGCCAAGAAACGCGCAATCTCACCCCACCCCACCGTCCACCAACAACGACCCGTGGGGATCGAGCGTGGCGAAGGGAGGTGTGAGTGATGTTCGAGCATATGCTGACGATTCTGCCCCCTTCTAGCCCGCTCTACGCACAGTTCAGGGGCAACGCAAACCGCAGGCCAATCGTCGTCAAGAGTAGGTCGCGCGATGTCTGGTATGCGGCTCGCCACCCTCGGGCCAAGCCGAGTTTCACCGAGCATGAATCTTGGGCAGACGCACTCAAGGCCGCGCACACGGAAGCCGTCCGACCGCGCGTGACTGAGGCTCCGTGTTGACCCGCGTCTATGTCAGCGGCCCCATGACGGGCTATCCCGACCTGAACGTCAGTGCATTCCGAGAGGCGGCACGACGCTTGCGGACGGTTGGCGCGAGTGTCGTCAATCCACATGAACTCGATCACTTCGGCTCGACCGAGTGGCACGAGTTCATGCGCACCGATATTGCGGCGCTCGTGGGCTGTGACGGCGTTGCAACCCTCCCCGGCTGGCAAGAGTCGCGTGGTGCGGTGCTCGAAGTCCACATCGCACACGCGCTGGGGATGGCCGTCGAGCCGATTGAGAGGTGGGTGGAGTGACCCGCAACCGAGCAAGCGCGAAGAAGGCGGGCTCCAGCTTCGAACGACTGGTCGCGGACTATCTCGCCGAGCATGTCGACGATCGCATCGACCGGCGCGTCAAGACCGGCGCCAAGGATCGCAGCGACGTCGGCGGGCTACGTCACATGGGCCAGCGAGTTGTCATCGAGTGCAAGAACACCACGCGCCTCAGCCTCGGCACATGGATCACCGAGGCCGAGATTGAGCGCGGGAACGACGATGCCGGGGCTGGCCTAGTCGTGCACAAACGGCACGGCAAGGCTTCCCCCGGCGATCAGTTGGTGACCATGACGCTCGCGGATTTCGTGAGCCTACTGAACGGGGAAAGACCATGACCTGCAAACACTGCGGCCAACCGTTCGACCCCACGTCAGGCGGCCGGCGGAATCATCAGCAGCTTTTTGGGCATCAACCCGAGGCTACCGAATGAAAACCACCCAAACCGGCGTCGCGATCCTCCCCTGCGATTGCGGCACCGAGCATCCATCGGCGCGCGTCCACTGCACCACATGTGGGCGCGCGTCGGCGTTTATCAATGCAGGGCTTTGTTTGCGATGCAGGAAGGAGGAGTGAGGTGCCCCTGCCGCCGATCCTCGACACAGCATGCGGTCCTCGAATGATGTGGTTCGACCCACTTGACGACCGCACCGTCTTTGCTGACATTCGCTCCGAGTCCATCGAACTCTGCGACGGGAGGACTGCCGTCATCTCCCCCGACCTGCTGATCGACTTCCGAGAGTTGCCGTTCACTGACGACGCGTTCTATCACGTCGTGTTTGACCCGCCGCACTTCAACCGGCTCGGCAAGAACTCGTACACGGCACAGAAATACGGCTCACTCGCCCCTTCGTGGAAGGACGACCTGCGCGCAGGATTCGCCGAGTGTTTTCGGGTGTTGAAGCCGCACGGAACGCTCATCTTCAAGTGGAACGAACATCAGATACCCATCGGTGACGTGCTCGCCCTAACCGATCAGAAGCCGCTCTATGGGCACAAGTCGGGCAAGGCGAGTAAGACCCATTGGATCGCGTTCATGAAGCCGGGAAGGGAGGTGCGTGTTGACTAAAATGCGCGGGATCAAACCTGAGATTTGGACCGATTCAAAGTTCGTCCGACTCAGTCCGCTGGCCCGACTGTTGTTCATCGGATTGTGGAATCACGCATGCGACAACGGCCACGTGGAGGATGACGCCGTGGAACTCAAAATCAGGCTCCTGCCGCTCGATAACTGCGACATCAACGCACTGCTCGATGAGATCGCCGCAACCGGACAAATCGAGCGCACTGACGGGTGGCTCAAGGTGCCAAAACTCCCGGTACATCAACGAATCGACCTGCGATACCTCACGCTGTGTGCACGGTGTGCAGACGATCCTGAAACGGTATTTTCGGACGCTGACAAGAGGGTCCGCACGACGGGTGCACAGCGGGCGCACGACGGGCACCCGAAGGAGAAGGTGAGAGGAAGGTGAAAGGAAAGATAACTACGTTACGTACTTACCTCAAGACACGTAGTGGCTTGGGTAAGTACCCATCTACTTTGCTAACTCATCCTTACGTTACGTAACGCGCGAGGAGGGTGATGATGAATCAAATCTCCGCCGACCAAGCCCGACCGCTCGCCGCATTCGCGGCATCGCTGCGGGCCGACTGGGATCAACCCGGCATCCTCAAGGCACTCTCGGACAACCGGCTGCGAGGCGATGTCCACCAACTCACGGACGCCACCCTCAGGGCCGTTCGCGACCCGCAAGCCAAGACGCCCGCCGCCATCGGATGGGATCGCTACTGGCCCACCGCGACCCTGCCCCGTGAGCGCCGATTCTGCACCGAGCCCGATCACGAGCTCTACACGCTCCCCTGCCGAGAATGCAGGGCCGAGCAAATCGCGCGGGAATCCCAACCCCGCGAACTACCACCACCGGCACCTAGACCGGAATCAACCCGACCCCGTTCCGACCGGAGCGGGGTTTCTGCATGAAGGAGGAAAACGTGAACTTCAAGAAAGCACTCAAGGCCGAATATGCACTCGCGGTCGCCAGACACAAGGAGGCCATTGCAGAATCTCGCATGGCCGACGACGCGCTTAGCCTTGCGCACGCCGAGGCTGAGGCTGCGCAAGGCAGGAGTTTCGATGCGCGTCACGCACTCACTGCCGCATCCGACCGCGAGCAACGGCTACTCGCGGTCGCCAAGGACTACGGCGTGAAGGTAGAGGAAAGCGCATGAGCCGCGCCGAACTCCTCGCTCACGTCAGCGTCACTGCCGCCGTGAGCAAGTTCGCAGAGGCAATGAAGGCGATCGAGCATGTCACACTCACCACCAAAATCCGCCTCGGCACACTCGAGGCCAAGGCGAGGCCGAAGCGGCGCGCGAGGATGCTGGCTGTCGAATCTCCGGAATCGCCAGACCGGAAGCGTGTTCTGCGAGCCCTTGAACTCGCGGGCGTCAACCCGAATGCCGTTGCTATCGATCCGCCGCCGTTCGCCAGTCGGAACTTCCTGGAATTCAGCGAGATCCAGTTCGACGGCCCGCGCAAAATCATTCACCACCGCAAGGGCAAATTTGTCACCAAGCGGCGCGTGATCCGCAACCCTGATCCGAGACTTTGGAGGAAACCGTGAACCCAGACTGCGCACAAGGAAAGCACGCCGCCTGCACGGGCGACGCATGGAACGAGATCGCGGATGAGTTGACCGCCTGCGACTGCGACTGCCACCAGGACCGCCCCGATCTGCCACAGAACCGCCCCGAGAACGCGACGGGAGGGGCTGAGCGGGCATCCGGCGGGTCGGACGAACAAGGGGGCCTTAAATCGGATTCTGCTGGGTCGGCGGTTGGCCGCCTTGACGAAATCCGAGCGCGGGAGCAGGCCGCGACCGGGGGGCCGTGGGCATTCCACGCCGACTCGGGAGCCCCGTTGGATGCCGACGCCGTTGATGCAGCAGACGGTACCGAGGTGTGCAGTTACCTGCTGCCCGCCAACGCCGAGTTCATCGCCCACGCCCGCGAGGATATTCCCCGACTTCTCGCCGCTGTGGATGCGGTGCTGGAGTTGCATAAGGCGACGAGGTACGGCGACATGGTTGGCGACCTCAAGCATGCATTAACTCACGACGTTCTCGTTTGCCCCATCTGCGAGGACGGTACCGGAGGCTACGAAACCTACCCCTGCCCAACAGTCCGCGCGATCACGGAAGCGGTGGGGTCGTGAGCACGCGAACGATCAAGGCCACCGAGAACCTGCCACAGCACTTGAGGAGCCTCGCGCGCAGTGTCGCCTACACGGGCGGACACGCTGCGGTTTTCCGCGCGGCGGCCGACGAGATTGAGCGACTGAGGCGGCAGGTCGAAACAGTACGGGCACTGCAAGAAACCGTGCATGTGTGCGTGATAGATGAGGAGCGAGTGTGACCACAGTGACCGCAACCCGCCCTCGATGTGGACGCAAGAAAAACGGGACGTGCCAATCAACCAAAACCGGCTGATTGCCGGAAATCAACCACAAGCCGCTGACCGCGGCTTTTTTCATGCCCTAAGGAGCGTGACATGGACGACGAAGAGCCCGAACGTTGCCAGAAGATCATCGGCCGATCGTGGGACGACCCTGGCGACCAGTGCGAGAACGAAGCGCTCGAGGGCGGGCTGTGCATCGAGCACGACCCGGACGCGATCGCTGAGGAGCGGGCAGACATGGCTTGGTCGGCATGGAAGGACGGTGAGCGGTGATGCCGATCCGACCCGAAAATCGCGGGCGCTACCCCGCCGACTGGAAGGAAATATCGCGCCGGATTCGATTCGAGCGCGCCGATCATCGCTGTGAATGCGAAGGCGAATGCGGGCGGGGTACGCATGATGGCCGGTGCCCGAATGTGCATTTAGGGGTTGCTTACGGAACCCACTCGCGCGTCGTATTAACAGTTGCTCATCTCGACCACACGCCGGAAAACTGTTCCGACGACAACCTGCGAGCAATGTGCCAGGGATGCCACTTGCACTATGACCGCGAGCACCATGCGGAGTCGCGAGCGGCCAACCATCGCAAGGCGGCAGAGGCGGCCGGCCAAATGCCACTGGCACTACAGGACGGGGAATGAGATGCCTAAACGAATCCAGATGACGCGAAAGCACCCGTGGCGTGCGGACAACCCGGATGCGGTGATCGTGGCGCGTCCGAGCAAGTGGGGAAACCCGTGGCGAGTGTGGCGCGACCCGAAACTCGGTCGCTGGATTTGCAAGGCTGACCATGAGGCTAGTGCCGAGCGGCTCCTCTCGAAGGGCGATGCTGTCGCCACTGCGGTCCGTCGATTCAAAGCATGGGCTTGGCGGCTGGATGTCGCCGAACTCGCAGGCAAGGATCTCGCCTGCTGGTGCCCGCTCGACCAGCCGTGCCACGCGGACGTGCTGTTGGAACTGGCGAACAGGGAGACGCAATGACCCGCCTAATCCTCGCGCTCATCATCGCCACAGTCTCGTATGGCTGCGGTGGTGAACCTGCGATCCCGTTCAAGTTGGTGGCTCGGGCGTCAGTGAATGCCAAGCGGAAGCGGAGGGAGCGATGAGCGTCAAGACACTCCGCGCCATCCTCTGCGGACTCAAACGCGGGGCGAGGGCCGGGCTCATGCTCGACCCTGGTACGCACAACCGAACATGCCCGAACGATCCCACCCGCTCCGGCGGGTCTTTTTATGCCCAGGAGGGTGAATGACACACGCTCACGAGTGGATCGAGAACCCCGCCGCACGAGCCGATTCTGAGACGTGGGGTTGTGAATGTGGCGAGTTCTCGGACATCTGCCACGTTTGCTCCGAGCCCAGCGGATCTACCCTGTGGATCTGCGAGAAGTGCCTGCGGCGCGAGGAGACCTTGCTCGACGACGTTGAGCGACTGCGGAACCAGTGGGACGAGCGAGACCGGAATCGGGAAGCGTCCCCGATGGCGCCCAAGCTCGTGCGGGCAAAGTCCGCCGGCGGGGAATCGATGGACTTCGAGGATGCTGAGGGCGAGTGGCTCGCCTGGCATGCGCGCTGGTCGGACTTCATGACGCCATCGGCCGAGGGGGCGCTTGTGGATCTCAAGCGCTGGCTGACATGGGCTGTCCACAACCCGCGCGAGTCCGGATTCGAGGCGTACCAGACTGACATGCGCAGGGTCCGGGCATCCTTGCTGCGCATCGTCGGGCTGGCTCCTGAGAAGGTCGCCGCACAGTGCGTGTGGTGCGACGGCAAGGTCGTGCGTGATCGGTGCGACCAACGCGGCCGGGCATATCCGGACGGGCTGCGCGATGAGGTCCGATGCACCGGATGCGGGGCGCAATGGCCGACCGAGGAGGCGCTGCAGACATTGGTGCGGCAAGGGCTCGCTGGCCTGCCTGAGCGGGCACCTGAGGCGCTCGTGACTATCGAGCAGGCTAAGCGGGTGTGGCCAGATGTGGATCGCACAACCTGGCACAACTGGAAGCGCCGGGATTCCCTATTCAAGGACCGTGACCGTGAGCCACTGGGCGTGATCGCGATCCTGGTTCGCCGAGGAGGGTTGCCTGGACGACCTGGTGCGCCACGCCATTCCCGCGAGATGGCGCACTCGCGATGACCTGGTGATATAGTTGACGACAGTTGGGTCCCTTTAGTGCACCCAAAACCAAGCCTCGACCGTAACCCGGCCGGGGCTTTTGTGATTGCCCGGATAGCGCGAGGTGCTGCCACCTCAACCGTTCAGTCGATCCGCTCCGGGAAGCGCAGTCCGCCCAGGGGGCGGCAATTGGTCCGCAAGCGAGGTCCGGAACTCCGGAGGCCAGATGGCTAGGGATCTTGCTCCCGCATCCATCTATTGCTGAGCGCCGTCCTCCGGGACTGGCGCTCGATGTGGTAACGAGGGGCGCGCATTCGTACTACGCGCACACACTCGCGGGATGGCAGTCTGGTCAGACACCCTCTCCCGGAGCGCCGAGGTTGACCACCTTGGTGTCGTCAGTAGCACAGCGGCCTAGTGCGCGGTGATTATCCGAGACGGTGGTTCGAATCCACCCTGACGAACTTGGCGCGAGAGTGACGACTCGATGACCGCCAAACCACTTCCCCACTCCCAGCCTGCGTCAACGCGCGCCCGTCACGCTATACATCTTCATGCGCGCAAAGGCTGACTGACGAGTTCATGACGGCGCTCCCCTCGTTGCAACGGCAGACCTGCGTGAGGCTGGGAGGTTTGGGGATGGCGGCTAAGCGAGTGTGCTCCGACTGCCCTGCGCTGATCGAGCGTACGCGACGACGATGCGAGTCATGCGCTCGCGAGTTCGAACGCAGGCGAGGAACCAAGGCTGAGCGCGGATATGACGCTGCGTATCAGCGAGCACGCCGCGAGGCTAAGCGAGAGGTCGATGCAGGCCGCGCAAAGTGCTGGCGATGCGGTGGTCGCATCGAAGCGGGCGGCACGTTCGATTTGGGGCACAGCGATGACCGGACAGCCATCCGGGGCCCTGAGCATCCTTGGTGCAATCGGTCTGCGGCTGGTCGATCGGCGCATAACTAAAGACGGCTCTGGCTGATCCCCAGAGCAAGAAAGGCCCGCTATCTCCAGGTGGCGGGCCTTTCGCATACCTGGAGGCAAGACATGAAACATTGCAGCGTTGAAGGTTGCGAGAAGAAGCACCGCGCACGCGGGCTATGTTCAACGCACTACAACCGCAAGTACCAGCCAAGCAGGCACGCGGCTCGCCCCACGCCATGCGTCGTGTGCGGTGCGGTAGTTGTTCGAGGAACAGCGAGCAATCGACGTCATGTCTGTTCATTGGGGTGCCGGTCAAGCCTCTCGGGCGCGTCAGGTGGCGGTGGATCTTACAACTGGACATCTGACGCAATGGTTCGAGCACGGCGACTAGGCGCTGTGGTGATTGAACCAGTTGCGCGGGATGACGTGTTTAGCCGTGATGGTCATCGCTGTCAGATTTGCGGTGAAAGAGTTAACGAGCCAACGCCGTTCGACCCACAGTCGGCAACCGTGGACCACATCATTCCGTTATCCATGGGCGGCGAGCACTCGATGCGGAATGTTCAGACAGCCTGCTTGCGTTGCAATTCCGCCAAGCAGGACAGGATAAGCAGCACTCCCGACATGCGGCGCCATGAGCTGCCATCCACCCCGGGGGATGGCCCCCGCCACCTATAAGTAGCGTGGCCGCCGGGGAGGTGCCTCGCAGTCCAGACCCCTGAGTTTTATTACGACCGCGACCGGCAATATCACCTGAGGCATGAAGCGAGGAGGTCTCCGAATGTCCACGACGCCCGAAGGCCTCTCTCGTGGAGGGGCCGACCTCTGGAATCGAATCACCGAGGTACACGATCTCGATGTCGCGCAAGAAGTCACCCTGTTGGAGGCCTGCCGCGCGAAGGACCGCCTCGACAAACTCGATGCACTGCTGCGCGGCGATGTCGAAACCTGGTGCCACGTCGACCTGCCTGATGCCGGCGATCCAACGCTGGTCATCAACTCCGCCCTTCGCGAGGCCAACACAACAGCCAATCTCATGAAGCAACTGATAGCGGCGCTCCGACTTCCAGACGAGGCGACCGGGAAGAAGCCGCAGCGCCGCGGCCCGCGGGGAGCGCAAAAGCCCAGTATTCCCGGCGGTAAGGTGTCATCTCTCGAGCGGGCAAGGGCGGCTAAGGCGGGTGCGTGACAGTGGGGTTTGTTCCGCTGTTCGACGGTCATGTTTGCTCACTCGGCTACGAGGTTTTGGATTGGATTCACGCCTTCTGCTGTCACGGCCCGGGCGATGTCCAAGGTGAGCCGCTCGACTATGACGACGAGATTCGCGAGTTCATCATCGACTGCTACCGGATCAATCCGAACACTGGCCGGCGCATCTTCCGGGAGGCCATCTTCTCCCGTCCGAAGGGCCGGGCGAAGTCGGAGATCGCAGGCATGGTTGTCGTTGCCGAAGCACTCGGGCCAGTCCGTTTCGATGGCTGGGATGCGAACGGGCAGCCTGTAGGTAAGCCGGTCCGCTCGCCGCTCATCAAGTGCCTAGCAACCGAGGAGTCACAGGCTGGCAATACGTTCGAGAACGCCGCGTTTGTGCTCGGCGAATGGGGCCCAGATGAGCATCCCGAGATTTTCGGCGGCACATCCGGCGTGCGTAAGTACCAGTCAGCATCGGCTGTCTACATTCCCGGCGGAGGCGAGGTTCGAGCCTCCACGTCGGGCTCAGCGTCGAAGGATGGCGGCAAGGAAACGTTCGTCGTCCCCGACGAGAGCCACCTGTACGTCCTGCCAGAACTGCGGTCGATGTACGCGACGGTCATGCGCAACCTCGGCAAGCGGAAACTCGCCGATCCGTGGGCGCTCCAGACGACGACGGCATACCGTCCTGGCGAAGAGTCGATCGCTGAGCAGAAACTCACCGCGTGGCGCAAGGGGACGCTCGACCCGTCCACCTACGTTAACCACCGTGAAGCGCGCGGCAAGATCGACATCAAGGATCGCGACCGCACGCTCAAGCAACTGCGTGACGTGTACGGCGCCGCAATGGACCCCGACACAGGCTGGATGGAGCCAGAGCGCGTCTACCAAGACATGCTCGACCCCACTGTGTGCCGCGACGAGGCCGAAGCGGCGCGCTACTATCTGAACCGGCCGATGTCGGGCGCCGATGCGTGGATCGCCAAGCGAATTCACGAGCGGCAGACGCGCGCGGAGGTAGTGGCGCGCGGAACGGCCATCGCGATTGGCTTCGACGGATCCCTCAATAACGACTCGACAGTCGTTCGCGGGTGCCGCATGTCAGACGGCTTCCTGTTCAAGATCGGCGTGTGGGAGAAGCCCGAAGGTCCTGCCGGCGAAGGCTGGCAGGTTCCGCGCGGTGAAGTTCTTGAGACCATACGCCAGGCGCACAAAGACTTCGACGTCATTCGCGGCTATTACGACCCTCACGAGTGGCGATCCGACATCGACACACTGGCCGAAGAGTTCGGCGATCGCGTTGTGCAGTTCGCCACGTCACGCTACAAGCCAATGTCCGAGGCGCTCGACCTGCTTCACACAGGGCTGACGACCGGCGAGATCTGGCACGACGCCGACCCGATTGCCGCCGAGCACTACGGCAACATCTTCAAGGCTCCTCGCGGCGGAATGATGCTCGTCCGCAAAGAGAACCCGAACTCCCCACGCAAGATTGACTCCGTTGTTGGCGACGCGATTGCGCTGACCGCACGTCGTGACGCGATCCTCGATGGCTGGAGTGCCGAACCCAAAGAAAACTACTTCCGACTCCCCCGCTAGGAGGCTTCATGGCGCTCTCAACGGAGGAAATCGACCTCATCGGCCTTCACAGGGCGCGGCTCACGAAGGCCTCCCGGAACGACGAACTCATGCTGCGGTATTACCGTGGCCGTCAGCGCGTTGAGCAGCTCGGAATGGCGATCCCCCCAGCGATGCGCAAGTTCCTCGTCATCGCGAACTGGGCTCGCACTGTTGCTGACACGATCAATTCTCGCCAGCAGGTGAACTACATCTCGCTGCCTGGCATCGAAGGCGCGGATGACACTCTGCGTGCGATTTTGCGGGCGTCCAACGCGGCGGCGCAGATTCGCATGTTCAACCTCGACCGGCTTATCTACGGGCGGGCGTTCATGTCGGTTGGCGCGAACGAATCCGATCCGAAACTGCCCCTCTTGCGCGCCGAGTCACCCCGCCAGATGGATGCGATCGTGGATGCTCGACGCGAAGTCGTATCGAGTGCTTGTCGGTTCTTCATCAAGAACCCCAAGCCGGCCGGAAGTGCTCAGCGTCAGGCGTCCAGCGCCACCAACGCCGTGCTCTACCTGCCCAACGTGACTATCTGGACCGAACGGGGCAAGGGCGGTAAGTGGGAAGAGATCGACCGTGACGAACACGGTCTCGGCGACGTGCCCGTGTTCATGCACCTGAACCGGCGTCTGGCTGGGTCGTGGGAAGGTGAATCGCAACTCACAGACATCATCCCTTTGCAGGATGCCGGCGCGCGCTCCCTCACGAACATGCAGTTCGCGCAGGAGGCTCACGGAATTCCGCGCATGTGGATGACAGGCGTCGGGCGCGAGGACTTCCAGGACGAAAAAGGCAATCTCATCCCGCAGTTCGAGGCCTACTTCGACGCGATTCACACGCTGCAAAAGTCCGACGCGAAGGTGGGCCAGCTCACCGCGGCCGATCTGAAGAACTTCGAGACCGCGATGACCCTTTATGGCCGCCAAGCCTCGATCGTCACGGGCTTCCCCGCGCGCTATTTCGGCATGACAACCGTCAACCCTCCCGCCGAGGGTGCTGTGTACGCAGACGAGTCGCCGATGAATCGGTCAATCGAGATGCAGAACGACGAGGTTGGCGTCACGCTCGGCTGGGTCGCAGCGATGGCCTACCGGTTTGCGACTGGCGATAAAGTCTCGGGCAATCGAGTTGTCGTGGAGTGGCACGACCCTGGCACGCCAACCGTCTCTCAGCGCGAGGACGCTCTGTCGAAGCGCCGCGCCGCTGGAGTGTTGAGTGTTGAGGGCTACTGGGATGAGCTCGGCTGGGATCAGGATCGCCAGAAGCGAGAGCGCGAACGACTCGATAGAGAAAACATCGACCCCTACCTAGCCACCATCGCCGCCAAGGATAAGGCCAATGAGCCTGCAAACCCTCCCAGCGGCGGCTAGGCAGTACGGCCGCGACCAGCGCACCGAGATCGGCGCCGCCATCAGTGCCGTGAATCGCATCTGGCGGCGGATGGGCGACGACTTTGATGCCTCATATGCGGCAATCGAGCCCGAACTCTTGTCCGTGCTCGACTCGTCACAACGCCGGATTGTCAACGGATCGATCGAGGCCACTCCCGAGATCTTGGCCGCAACGGCACCGCGCGCTCTGAATCGCTCGGCAGAGTGGGAACTAGCCCCGTCCGCGCTGATCGGAACTGCGGGCGATGGCCTGCCAACCGAATCACTCGCCTACGGCTCGGTGATTCACGCCAAGACTGCGGTCAAAGGCGGCGCAACCACTGCCGAAGCGCTGTCGTCAGCCGGCAAATGGCTCTCGACCGCAACCGGGACACTGCTGTCCGACACGGGACGTAGTGCCGAGAAGGTCACCGCGCTTGCTCGCCAGAATGTGATGTTCGTGCGGATGCTACAGCCGCCCTCATGCGGTCGCTGCATCATCCTGGCTGGCAAAAAGTTTCGCAACCAGCAGGCGTTCGAAAGGCATAATGGCTGCGATTGCCGCAACATTCCGGCAGACGAATCGATCGCCGACGACCTGCTCGTCAACCCCGAGACCTACCTGTCAACGCTCAGTGAGCGGGACCTCATCCGCGCGCTCGGCTCTAAAGCCAACGCTGAAGCGTGGGATCTCGGCGCCGACACGAACCAACTGATCAACGCCTACCGAAAATCTGGCGGCGTTCGCTCAGCCCAGGTTTACGGCCGCACCGTGAAATACACCACCGAGGGCACAACGCGCCGCGGACTCGCCTACAAGGCCATGTCTCGCGCCGGGTACGCGCAGAAGGAACTCGATGAGCGCGCGGGTCGCTACTTCCGCACCCGCGCACCGCGCTTGATGCCTGAATCGATCTTCCAGATCGCCGAGAACCGAGCGGACGCCAAGAGACTCTTGCGATTGTACGGGTGGGTGAATTGATGCCGAGCGCGGATGCTTGCTTGCTTGATGGATGCGTTCGACCGCAAGCACGTTTAAGAATTTGCAATGCTCACTACTTGCGCGCGACACGTGCGGGTGTTCTAGACCAGGTGCTGGAGACGTTGCCGGAACGAGAGTGTGCGCAATGCGGATTTAAGATCGCACCTCGCGCGAAGGTGACAAAGATCTATTGCAGTCAAAGATGCACCAATGTCGCTAATTGGCAGTCGTGTAACAAGGAGGATCGCGCGGCCAAGCACCGCGCATGGCGCGACGCCACGAGAGATTCCCGCATTCAGAAGACTCGCGATCGGCTAGCTGATCGTAAGTGTGAAGAATGCGGCGCGCCAATCGAAGCACAGCGATCAACCCGTCGATTTTGCTCTAGGAAATGCATCAACAGACGTGCGGACCGTGATAATCCACATCGTCGCGCCGAGTTGCGTCAAAAAAGGCGCAAGAACTTGATTGCAGGCGCCGCCCCTGCTGGTGTAACGGAACGCGACTGGAATCGACTTGTCCGTAGATATGACAGCAAGTGCGCATATTGCGGCGAAACGAAGCCGCTCACCGTTGATCACGTTGTCCCAATATCCCGCGGGGGTCGTCACTCGATAGGCAATGTGCTCCCAGCCTGCCTCCCGTGTAACACCTCAAAGCGAGACCGCTTGCTAATCGACTGGCGAACGAGATTACTTCCATTGCGCCTTGCTGGTTAGCACCACCCCACCGCCATGCGACGTGGCATCGAACGATTCGAGAGGGAATCATGCACCGCAAATTCTTCAACAACCCGCACCTGCGCTTCATCGAGGAGCCTGCCGAGCCTGCGGGCGGAAAGGCTGACGACTCGGCTCCGAAACCTGCCGAGCCCGCCGCAAAGCCGGAGGGCGAGAAGCCGCTCGGCGAGCCTGGCCTCAAGGCTCTGCAAGCCGAACGTGAACGCGCGTCGAAGGCCGAGAAGGAAGCCGCAGACCTGCGCAAGCAGATCGAGGACGCCGGCAAGACCGCCGAGCAGAAGGCTGCCGACGCACTCAAGGCCGCGCAGGACAGTGCTGCCGCCTCGTCGCTCAAGGCACTTCAGTATGAGGTCGCCGCCGAGAAGGGCATCGACCTCAAGCTCGCATCACGGCTTGTCGGCTCGACCAAGGAAGAACTCGAGTCCGACGCCGACAATCTCAAGACTTTGGTGGGCGCGAGGCCTACCGGACCAAAGCCGGACCCTTCTCAGGGTGGCGGCTCAACAGCGTCCGCGACGGGCGTCTCTGCTGGACGCGATCTCTTCGCGGATCGGCACCCATCCAAGAAGAAATGACCCTTAGGAGGGATCACTATGCCTCGTCTCCGTACTGAGACTTTCGGCGGTGGAGACCAGTCCTGGCTCGGGTCGGCGCATGGCATTGCCAACGCGCGCACCGAGACGCTCGACATCTCCGCTTTCACCCCCGCGACCCACTACCCGAACGGCTACATCCCGTCCGGCACCCCGGTCGCCAAGACCGGCACTGGCCTCGTCCCTTACGACGCCACCGAGGGCACGACCACGGGCGCCGGAGTCCTCGCGGGCTTCGTGCTCACCGATCAGCCGGTCATTGGGACCAACGACTTCGCCGTCCCGCTGTTCGATCACGGCCGCGTGGTCGTCGCCAACCTGCCCACCGCTTTCGTCGCCCCCGCTGCCGCTGCCAAGCGCGCCGCCACGACGATCGTTTTCGTCTGAAAGGAGGGCTAGACCATGGCATTGTGGACTGACCTCATTGACCCGGCAACTCTGACCGGGTATGCCCGCGAGTCTCTTGCAAACATCGAGGCGCGTAAGGGCACTCTCGCCCGATGGCTCCCCAACCGCGAGGTTGCCGACATCATCGTGCGCTTCGTCGCCGGGCAGGCCGGCCTCGTACCCGAGGCAAAGTACCGCGCCTACGACGCCGAGCCGACCATCGGCAAGGCGCCGAGCGGCAAGCGCGTCATCCTCGAACTGCCCGCAGTCGGACAGAACATCCCCGTGACGGAGTACGCGCAACTGCGCAACCGGAACGCGGCCGACGACGCGGTGTTGCGTAGCATCCTCGCTACCACCGACCGTGTGGTCGCGGCTGTCGCAGACCGCGTTGAGCGCCTGCGAGGAACTGTGCTCACCACCGGCAAGGCGACCATCGCAGAACTGTCCCCGGACGGTGACGACTTTGGCCGCAACGCCCTGCACGACATCACAGCGCCCGCGCTGTGGTCCGTCGCGGGCACCGACCGGCTGTCGCAGTTGCAGACGTGGAGCGACACCTACGAGACCGATAACGGTGTCGCGCCGGGGGTGATCCTCATGTCGAAGCGCGCCCTTCGCGCCCTGGCCGCTGGGACTCAGTTCCAGACTCAGTTGGTCAACGGTGGCGCACGTCCGGCAACCGAATCCGAGGTCGCAGCGATCATCGCAGGCCACGGCCTGCCGGAGATCGTCACCTACGACCGCAAGGGCTCGGCGGGTCGGTTCACCCCGGATGACCGCGTGTTCCTGCTCCCCTCGCCGGTGGAGACTGACGCCTGGGAAGAGACGGAACTCGGCGCTACTTTCTGGGGCCAGACCCTCACCTCGCAGGACGTCGACTACGCCATCGAGGACGGTGAGCAGCCTGGCGTGGTGGCTGGTGTCTACAAGAACGAGAAGCCGCCGATGATCGCCGAGGTTATCTCCGACGCGATTGCCCTGCCGGTCCTCGCGAACGCGGACCTGTCGTTCGTCGCGAAGGTTCTGTGATGGCCACCGTCAAGGCGGCGACCATCGTGCAGAATCCCCTCACCGGCGAGGCTGTCGGCCTGCGCGCTGGTGACGAGATTCCCGACTGGGCCGCCGATCAGATCACCAACCCTGACCTGATCAACGGCGACAAGCCAGCACCCAAGCGCACGGCACACAAGTAAGGGAGATGGGGCGACCAATGACCTACGCAACCATTGAACAAGTCGCGGCACGGCTCGGTCGCCCCATCACCGACCCTCTCGAAATCGACCAGGTCAACGCCTGGCTCTCTGACATCGAGGCCGCGATCCGGGCTGGCTTCCGGCGCGCAGGGTTCGACCTCGCCGCGCAAGTGTCGGCAGGCGAGCCGATCGGGGATGAGGTTGCCAGTGTTGAGGCATCGGCTGCAGTTCGGCGCATTCAGAATCCGACACCTGGCAGAACCTCGCGCACCGAGTCTATCGACGACGGCTCGGTGACTGACCGCTGGGAATCGTCCAGTGACCCGTGGGCCATCACGGATACCGAGTGGGAACTTCTGCTCCCATCTGCGGCGCCTGGCGCATTCTCGGTCCGCCCCAGCTTCCAACCTGATCGAGGCTGCCATGACTATTGGTGACGAACTGGCTGCGACCCTCCCCGC